GAGGATGTCAGTCTTCTTCGTCATCGCCACCGTCGCAGCAGGGTTTGGTGGCGACCGGTTCGCAGCCGCAGGGTCGTGTCGGGTCGTTGGGGTTCATTTCGTCCTCCATCCAAGGGTGGCTGAGCGGGTGGTAGATGTCAATGCCGTTCTCGATGCCGCAGGGTTGGAGTACGCCGCGTCCGACCTGTACGGCGAGCCATTCGTCGAGTGTGAGTTTCATCGTCTGTCGAGCGTAATCGGAGGCGACCAGGACGCTTCCCAATGCCTGCCGGGCTTGAAACCGACGCAGAGGCGGCCTTCTTCATCGAGCATGACGAGGATGTAGACGCCGCCGGTGCGGTATGCCTGCATGATGTCGGTGCAGTCGATGCTGCCGACCCAGCGTGCGTGACCGTCGCCGTCTGCCATGACGGTGACGAACTTCGGGTCATTCACGATCATGGGCATCCTCGAGGTCGGCGAGTTCGCGCAGCTTTTCTTGGCGGTGTTCGTGGGCCATGCTCATGCAGCCGAGGTATCCGGCTGCGTCGACGATGGTGTCGCGCTTCCAGCGACCGTGCTCCATGTTGGTGGAGAGTCGGGCAAGTTTGACGCAGACCATGAACAGGATTGCTTGCTCGACGGTGAGCATGGTGCCGGTCATGGTGAAGAACAGTTCTTTGACTTTGTAGTAGTCGTCGAATGGGTGTGAGTATTCGGCTTGGCGTGGTCCGGTGATGAGGTGGTGCGCTTCGGTGAGGATGTCTGCACCTGCCATCGGTGTCGGGTCGGGCTTGGCGTAGTCGTGGTTCATTTGATGACCTTGATGTCGGTGACTTGTTCGATGAACTCTTCTTTGCGCATGCCTCGCAGGACTTCCATGTTCATGGTTGCGAAGTAGGCGAGATCGACCAAGTCGGTGAATGTGGCTGGGAAGTTTCGATAGTCCTTCTTCGGGAACAATGCCTTGAAGACGTCGTAGGTGACTTGATGGACTTCGGCTTCAACGATGAGATTGAGGCCGTCTTTCATCTTGAAATAAACGTGCATCAAGATTGGCTCGAATGTCTTTTTGCGGTGTAGAAGTTTCACAGCTCGACTCCTTGCTGGATGTGTAGGCGGAGGCGTTCGATGGTTGCGGTGAGTTGTGCGACGTGCGCCTTGTAGGCGTCAACTTCTCGGATCGCTGCGGTGAGCGAGTCTTCGAGGTTGTCGCGTTGTTCGGTGACGTTGCCGAGGGCGGTGGACAGTTCGGCGATGCGTAACTGTGCCTCCTCGTTCATCTGCCGGAGGGCGTCAATGTCGTAGGTCATTTCTTGTTTCTCCTTTGTAGTTCGGCTTGTAAGGCGTTGATTACTGCTTCAAGCCGGTCGACGTCTCCGGGTCCGACGAACACTCGGCGGAGGAAGTCGATGGCGTCTCGTATTTCCTGTTTTGTCATGGCGGTCTTTCTAGTAGGAAGCGGCCAGGGCAGGGAAACGAACAAACCTGCCCCGGCCGCCGAGGATTATTTGTGTTGGCGTGGCTCACGCAGGGCGAGCCACACCAACACGGTGAGAAGACCCACGAGCACCAGGCTCATGGCGACGTTCTCGTTCACCACATGTCAGCCGAAGCATCCTTGACGGGTGCCTCGACTTTGGCTTGGTATTGCTTCGGTGCGTTGAACGCAGCCGATTTCTTTTCGCCGTCGCCGACATAGCGGACGCTGAGGGTTGCACCGACGAGCGTTGACACGCCCGCCTTCTCTGCTGCTTCGCGGATCGCTTTGGTCATCTGGCCGCGAACCCACAGGTTTGCTGCACCGGTGGGCTGTTCCAATGTGAAGACGAACACCCAACGCGGGTCGCCGTTGTCGTAGGTCTTGAGGTTCCCTGCCGGGTCCTTGTCTTGAAGTTTCGTCACTTCGGTGACGACACCGGTGTGGGTGTCGCCAACTTTGGCGAACTTGAGTGCAGGCAGCTTGGGGCCGCCTGTGGTGGATTGCATGAACTCATCGGACATTGCTGTTCTCCTTGATGTGGAAGTTGTTGCTTGCTGGATGGTATTCGAGCGTGACTCGGTCCGAGTAGATGTCAAGGAGCAACGACCAAACTCGTTCGGCGTCGATCCACGACAGGTCGGCGAGACCTGCTCCTGCGGTTGGGTATTGCTTACTGGTGCGGATTTCGCAGAGGCTCCGCACCAGGTCTTTGTCAATGTGTCCGTCTTGCTCGGCGATTTCGAGCAGGATGCGGGCGATGCCGACACGTCGTTCGGTCGGCGGGTTGAGTGAGATGTTGCCGGCGTCGTCGGCAATCTCACGAATGGTTTTTTGCAGCGACGGGTGCAGCTGCTCGAAACGGGTTTTGAGTTTGTCGACGTGTTGAGTGTCGACGAGGCGACCTTCGTTCGGGCGGGTCACTTTTTCACCTTCTTCGGTGCAGGCTTCTTGCGGACAGGTTTGGGTTCCGGTGCAATCGGTGGGAGTTCGGGTTCGATGGAGTTGACGAACGGTGCCGAGAACTCCGACTCAAGTTGCTCGATGCGAACCAGCAGGATGTCCAATTCCAACTCATCCAATTCAGGCAACTTCTTGCCTTGTGCCGGCCAGTGCCGCTTCAGCAGTTCTTGTGCTGCGGTGGGGAGGTTGCGGATGCGTCGGAGTGCATCGGCACGGTTGAGATCGGCAGAGGCGGCGACACCAGCTGTGGGCGGAACTCCTGGGCTGGCCGCCGCCTCCGCATGCACTTTGATGTGCAGGTCTTTTCGTTTGCGCCAGGCGCGAACTTCCATCGCCATCTGCGCTGCTTCCCATCCGGCGACGAGGTCAAGTTCGTACATTTCGCATTTGCCTTGTCCGGCGGGGAGGTGGATGATCACGCCGCGAGTCTTGTCGATGTCTGGCATCGGGAGACGTTCTTGGGTTTGCCAGTTGTAGATGTATTCGGCGTTGGCGTACATCGCCATCTGGACGGCGATGGCGTTGATCGCGTAGTCGATGTTGCCGGTCTTGAGGTCGAACACTTGTTTCTTTTTGCGTGTCTTGAAGCGGGCGATGCGGTCGGCGGTGCCGGCGTACTCGAACTTCTCGTTGACGAGGAGCACTTCGACGAGGCGCGGGTCGATGATGACGCCGTGTTGGGTCATACCGACGACGTAAGCGTCAACGTCTTTCTGGAGACCGGGCAGGATTGCTGGTTTGCGGCCGAGGTCGATCTGTTGGGTGAGTTGATGCAGGGCGGTGCCGATGTTGGCTTTGCTGGATGCGCCTGCTGCTTCGATTGCTTGTTGCACGATGCGGTCGAGTGCTTGTTTGTCGTCGAGTGCGGTGGATGCTGCGACGAGAAGGTCGTTGCGTTGCACGAGTCCGGTGGCGGTCATGCGACCTTTCCATGCGGTGAGTGAACCTTCGTCGTCGAGACATTTGGCGATGGTGGTGACGCGAGTGAACGACGTCTGCTTCCCTGACGTGGTGGTGATGAGGTAGCGACCCCATCGGTCTTTGGGTGCTTCGGCGGTCGTGAAATCGTCGGCGGTATTCATGGTCGTTTCGTTTTCTCCTTGGTTGTTGGCGGGGCTAACTGGGATTGCTGAATGTACCTTATCGGCGGGGTGTAGGCGAGTCAAGCATAGCGAGCAGCTCGGCCCAAACCTTAGCGGGCATCACTGCATACCAGTCGTCGACGTTCTCCGATCCGCGACGCTTCACGATGACGGCACCTGTCCAGGCGCGGGCGTTGCCCATCTCGGTTTCAAGTTCCCGAATGTAGCCAGGCAAGTCAATCTTCTTTTCGTTTTTCACTTCGATGCAGACGCCAGGTAGGCCGTCGATGTCGCCACGGTCGTCGGTCCAACCGGCACGACTCCGCTCAGCGTTCACCCACCCGAACGTCCGCAACCATTTGGCGACGAGCAGTTCGGCCCGATTACCTTTGCGTTTGTTTGGATGTGCCACGGGCTCTCACTCTACGACGCACCTCACGCCGTCTCTCGGTCGTTGTCATTCCACCCCAGATGCCGATTTCTTCTGCGGTGATGGCATGTTCCAAACATTCCACACGCACCGGACATTTGTAGCAGTACGACTTCGCTTCGATGACGAGACGTCTGACGCCTTCCTCGAAGAAGATGTCGCCGGAGATTCCGATGCAGGCGGCTTTCTTGAACCACGATGGGCGTCGCGGGATGAATGCGTTGTCTTCGTTGTTCCAGTTAGCGATTGGGTCGTGCGTCACGACGCTTCATCGCTTTCTTGACGAGTTCGGCGTCACGTTGCTGAACGAACTTGCTGTAGGAACGGATGGCGAGGACGACGGTGGCGATGATGCCAACCCAGAAGATGCCCCAGTCGATGGTCGTGTAGGTGTCGCTGGGGTTCTCTGGCCCGGTGAGCCATAGTCCGATCCATGCTCCGATGAAGAGCGTTGACAGTATGAGTGTTTCTTTCGGTTTCATGTTCCCTCCTTGTGGGTGTGATTCGACCATACGGCATTACTGGCCGATGGTGGTGGATGCTTTCTGCCAGGTGGTCCATTGTTTCCAGCCGCCGTATTGCCAGATGGCGAGGGCGGCGCGGGTGGCGGTGGCGGGGTCGAGGAGGTCTTCGCAGGTTTTGACTATTCGCAACGATTGTAGGTAGCCGTTCGGGTAGTAGCGGTTGGGGCGGCACCACGACTTGGTGTGGATTTGGAAGGCGGTCCAACTGATGCCCTTGTCACCCTGGACTCTTTGTTGGCATCGGGACTCGAAGTAGGTGACGGCTCCGACCATCGGCAACTCAGCCTCAGGCCAGCCGACCTGTCGGGCGAGTTCCATCCACCCTGGGCAGGATTGCCCGTCAGACGCTTCCAGAACGCTTATGGGAGGCGTTGTGGGCTGGGGTGCCTCTGTGGTGCTGGTCGTCGCCACAGGTCGTCTAAACGGCTCTGAGACGGTTTGTGGGGCTTCGACCGCTCCAGCAGGCATAAGCCCTAGGAAGGCGGTGATGCTGAGGATGATTGCGGCGGTGAGGGTTCTCATGGTTTCTCTTTTCGTTTGGGTATGACCGCATCAGCCAAGGAGGAAACTGATGCGGGGCGGTCGACTCGTGACGCCCGCCGAGGCCGAGGACCTGCCGGTTCTCAGCCTAGTGGACGCCTCCTTGTGATGTCCAAGGTTGACCCTACAGGCGGTGTCAAGACCTCAAAAGTTTCATGGCAACGACCATGCCGACGGGGATGCAGAGGACACCGTCAATGTTGTCGTCTGAGCCGATGGATTGAGCGAGAACGACGTGGTCGGGTTTGACGCCTTGGAGGAGCCAGCCGCAGCTTTTGACGACGTATGGGTCGGCGTCGATGTCACGGATTTGTTGCCAGGTGGATTCGGCGTGGGCGTCATGCCACGTCACTTCACAGAACTTGGCGTCGATCATGTCAACCACACAACGTATTCAGCGGTGACGCGACCTTTGACCGGGTCGACGAAGTGGAGGCGTTGCGACGGGTAGCCGGTGGCGGCGACGAACTCTTTGGCGTAAGCCGAATCGGATTCAATCGAACCCGTCACCCAGACGCGGCCACCGTTGGCGAGCGTCATGCAAATGTTCTGGTGGAAGTGTCCGAGGTAGGCGTCGCTGAAGTCTTCGATGACGCCTGATGCCCAAGCGTTGACTTTTCGCATGATGCCGAACGCTGGCACGTTGCCGCCAAACGATTTGATTTCGTCGCCATGCACGAGGAGCACTTTGTAGTTGCCGATCTCGAATCGTTGATACCAGGAGTCTGAGTGCTGCCAGATGACGGGCAGGTCTTGGCATCGGTCTTGGGCGATGCGGTAGGCCATCCGGTCGGCGTTGTCACCACCGTAGGTGCCGTCGCCATAACGGCCGAGGCGACCGTGGTTGCCCCATTCGCAGACGACACGCAACGGTTTAGCGAAGTTCGCTTGCAGAGTGCGAACCATACGTTCGATCAGTCGAGCGGTCTCAAAGAGCTGCTCGAACAGGTGGGCTTCAATTTCCCAGACTTGACTGGGGAACACGTTGCCGCCACCTTCGACCATGTCGCCACCGAGCATCAGCACGCATTCGTCGACTGGGTGGTCGGCACGTTGGATGTTGGTGAGGTTGATGACCTTTTCGGTGAACTCTTGCAGTCGCCGGTCGGCAACCTGAATGTTGTAGGAGGAGGTCTTTTTCCCTAACTGCCAGTCGGTCGTGTGAACTAACGCAACCTCATGCCCTTTGCGTCGCTTGTCCACGGCAGGCCGCTTGACAGGTTGTCCTCGCCCAGATGCCCTAGCCGCCGCATAGGCGGCCTGATAGATCGCTTCGACGATGTCGTCGGTTCGTTTCTTGTTGCGGGCCGCTTCCTGCTGCGTCTTACGGAGGAGCCGTTGGAGTTCGTCAATCTCTGCTTGTTTCTCATAGGCGTCGCTCACGATTCTTGCACCACCATTCGGATACGGCGTAAAGCCGAATAGGAGACCTTGAAGCCGCGTTGCTTGATGACACGATGAATCGTCGCGGTCGGGATACCTGGGTCTTTGCAGGCTTTCTGTAAATCTTTCCAACCGGTTTCGCCGAGGAAGTCTCGGAGTTTTTGGTCGACTGCGGTGGTTCTAGGAAGCTTTGCGCGTTCCTGATTTATGGCGTCTAGCAGCTCTCCCATTATTGGTGCCTCCTGTGGCGTGCCAGTTGATGTGTGAATCCACCTTACCTTCAACTCTTTCAATGGTGTTGGATACTTGTTCAAGGGCTTCACGCACCCGGCCGTGGTCCTCGTGGTTCTCTTTGCGGAACTTGTTGATGATCGCCACCAGCACTCCGCCGACGGCGGTGATGAGGGCACCCAAGACTGCTGCGGTGCCTGTATCCATTCAATGAATCCTAGTTCGGGAACACTGGTGGTCGCCCAGTGACGTAGCGGATGTGCCAAGGTTCGACGCCAGGTATCTCCCAAGACCAGCCGACTTGTGGTGCCCATTCGGCGAGGAACTCCAAACCTGTGCGTCGTGCACGCGGCGGTTTCGCAGTGATCGACACAACCGTCCCCGTCTTGAGTATTAGTGCCGCGTCAACAGCCAATCCGAGACCGTGGTTCGATGTGCCTGGTGACGCGACCGGAGCACCAGTGTGCAGATACCAGATTTGACCGTTCCATCTGCGTGTCACTTGCACGTTGCGTTTCGCGTCAGGGAACGGTCGCATTCGTGACTCGAACAATGCGACCTGTTGTTTGTACGGTCGATAGTCGCCGACTTGTGCCAACACCAGATTCTCTTCCGATGCTTTTTCACGCAGCCACGCCCACGACTCTGCCGCGAAATGGTGGAGACGGCCCGATGGTTCAATCGGTTTCAGTAGACGTTTGGGGACTTCGCCGTTGTCGATGCCTTTGAGGTCAGCGGGCAGCTTCACCGGTACGACGGGGAGCCGCATAGGTGTTCAGGAGCCGCGACCGAATGCGGCGTCGTTCGGGTTCGCCCAACGCAGGATCGGTGGGATGGCGGCTGCGATGGCCGCTTTCAGGATGTCTTCAGGGTCGGTTGCTCCGGCGGCGACGACTGCTGCGACGGCTCCGATGACGCTGCGAAGGTAGGAGGCGAGAGCTGCTTTGTGTTGAGGTGTGAGTTTCATGGCTAGTTGCGGTATCCGTAGACCTTGATGGTTCCACCAGTGACGGTGCCAGTTGAGGTTGTCAAGGTGAATGCGGTGTATTGGGTGGTGTCTCCGAGGTAGCCGTTGCAGAATCCTGCGGCCGCTTCAGTAGCGATACTGCCTTGCGAGAGGAACACGGTGTGTTCAGCAAGGTTCGGAGCGAGGATGTCGACGACACCGTTGAGCGTCGTTGTGGTACCTGACGCGACAGGGATAGAGGTTGTGTTGCTGCCGTTCGTAGCGTTCGTGGTGCCGTCAGCAAACACGACATAGAACTGGCCCCAGTAGTAGCCGGTCGCCGTTGAACCGAGCGTCAAACGCAACAGAAGGTTCGTTGATGCTGCACCACCTGAGACGACAACGCGATAGTTGTCGTAGGTGCTGCTGAATGCGTTGGATACGGTGACGCTGGATTGGGCTGAGCCGATGGTCGTCGAGGAGATGAGCACGAGTCCCGGTTCGGTCACGGTCTTGGCGGTTGGGAACCAGATCGCGGCTGACGCCGACGTGAAGTAGAGAGTGCCACCTTGCCATTGTGAGACGGTGAGGACATCGGCACCGTTGACGGTGACACCCGCCCCGGCGGCGACGGTGAGTGTGCCGGTTGAGATGTTGTGAATGTTGAGGGTGTCGCCTGCAGTGAAGACGCTGTTGGGGACGGTGAAGGCGATGGCTGAACCGGAGTTGGCGACGACTCGTGTGCCTCGGTCTCCGACGACGAGTGTGTAGTCACCTGTTTTGACGGAGACGGTTTGGTTGAAATCGTTGCTTTGCAGGTCGTTCATCTGCGTATGGGTGAGCACCTGCCCGCTGGAGAATGTCTGCTTGGCCATGAGTGTTTATGCTAGCCCAACTGTCACGTCGTTGAGCGTCGACGTATTGAGAATGAACTGCGTCTTCAACGATGTTTGCGACAGACGCAGGGTGACGGTGTGGGTGTTCGGGGTGATGTTGTGGGCGATGGATTCGACTGCGACATCTTGGGCGACTTGCATCGGTGATCCGGTGGTGTAGGTCTTGCGGACGTTGACGATTGAGCCGATGTCCAACGTGGACACTTGTTGTGCTTGAACGGCGGTGAGTCCGTTGAGGGTGAGTTGGAGTTCGTCGAATCGGAATTGTGGGTCTTCGTAGCGGCCCAAGAGTTGGTTGGCGAGGGCGGTGCCTGCGGCCATGTCGACGAGCGGCACGGCGTTCAATGCCAAGGTTTGCACACCGAACTCGGCGATGCTCGCAGTGCCGACCGCAGTGGCGACGGACAATCCTTCGACTTCGACTTGGATGCGGTTGTAGAGGGTTTCGGCTCCGTAGCCGACGGACAGTCCTTGGTAGGGATAGTTGACGCCGTCGTCGGCGAACGTGATGACGGCTGTGCCGAAGATGTTGGCTGTCCTCGCCTGGAAGGTTGCTGTCCCGCCGCGACTGATGTAGAACCTGCCGTCCTCGGCGGTGACGACGGCGTCGATTGCCGACTTCACGTTGTCGTTGGCGTCGTAGGCGACGGTGCCGAGGGTGGCGACACCGGTGGCGATGCTGCGGGTCGCAGTCGAATACGCGACCTCTGGCCGGTCAAGGATTGCTGAGATGCGGGCGGAGGTCAACTGGCTGGATGGGTTGAAGGCGGTGAGGTTGGTGCGTGCGAGCTGTGCCAGGTCGTCGACGCAGGAGATGAATGCGAACGACTGGTTTGGCTGTTCGTATTGGATGTCGACGTCGGAGATGCGGCCGATGAACAATGGTTCGTTGCCGGCGGTGCCACCGTAGATTTGGACGTATCGCATCGGTGCGATTCCGTAGCCGCCTTGGAAGTATGGTGACGCGGTGTTGGCTGGGTCGAAGGCGCGGGCTGCGGCACGGTCATCCAACACGATTGACGCCTGCCCCACCGACATGCTCGCCAACGGGTCGGGTCGCCCACGACGAATGTTCACATTCGTCACCCATTCGGTCACATCAGCGAACTCGACGTTGCCGTTCAACACATCGCTGCCACCCAACGTCGAGGTGCCGAGGATGAACGCGGTGGTGGTGAGCCCGGTGTCAAGCATCACCTTGTAGGTCTGACCCCAGATCGCCTGTTCAGCCATCGACTACACCGAAATGTAATTAGACAGAGGCCCGTTGTTCCGCGTGAACACTCGCAGATAGTCGGCAAACTCCTGGGCAACCTGATTCGGATTCACGATTGCCGAATCCACAGAGATGTTCACATTCATCTCGATAGGGTCCAACCCGAACGCATAAGGATTTGCAGGTGCAGCAGGAGCAGGAACTGACGGCAACCCCAACAATCCTTCAACAGGATTCGCAGCAGCAATCTTCGGGAACAAACGACGCACCTCATCCAATGCCGACAACGCCGACGTGTACTCCGTCAACGCCTCAGCCTGATCCGCGATTGCCTCAGCCAAATCCTCGGCAGCTTCCTTACTGCGAATCTGTGCATCCGTCACCGCATCAACGAACGGCACCAACTCCTCGTCACCGTCGCGCAAACCTTCGGTGGCGATACGCAGATTGCGACGCGCCTCCTCCAAATCAAGAGTCGAGGAATACGCACTGTCTTGCGAATCTGCGACATTGAACTGGGCTTCAGCCAAGTCAATTTCCGCTTTGCGAATGTCATCCGCCGTCGAGCCAGAATCGGCGCGAACTTCAGCCAAACGTTTCTCCGCGTCACGAACACCGATGACCGCTTCCTCAACACCGAACTTCGCACGCGCAACCCCACGTTCCGCAGCACCAAGACGACGTTGAGCGGCCTCAATCTTCGCCGGGTCACCACCCATCTGCGCCTGACGTAACTCTTCCTGCGCCTTCGCCAAAGCGATGTTCGCATCCTCCAACGAACCAGCAGCCTTCTCCGAACCTTTCTGACTGCGACCATACGCATCAGACGCCGACTTCGCATCCTTGGCGACTTTCGTGTATTCCTTCAACCGATCCTCAATCGACTTGATTTTCTTCTCCGCACGAGACACCTTCCCGCCAGCCGAAGTCGTTGCATCTCCCAAATCGTCCATCGACTGACTGGTGCCTTTGGCGGTTCGAGTCGTCTGAGCCAAACGACGCTCGACCACATCCATCGGACCTTCAGCGATGATGGCAAGTTTCTTTGAGGCATAGTCAATTTCCGCACTGAAATCGGAGAACGCTTTGTTCATCCCATCTTGTGCATTTTTGACCATTCCTTGAATGGAGACAATCGGTTTTCCGAATGCAAGGAAAGCACGAACCAGGTCAATGGCCGCAAACAACGGCGTCAATGCGTTGATGACGCCGTTCAGGAAACCGAAGATTGCGTTGCCGATGCTTTGAATTTGCAAGAGGACTGTTTTGCCTGCCTCACCGAACGCAGCTACGAAATACGCCAATCCCGCTCGGACACCCGAAGATTGAAATTGAGCGATTGCAAGTTGCACAGCAGGGATTAGGCGATCAGTGAGGAAACCAACTATTTGCGTAAGCGTCGGCAACAGCATCATTCCGAACTGTTCACGCAACTCATCCACCGCGATACCGAACGCACGGAAACGACCGGCCGCAGAGTTCGCTTTCACCGAAGCCTGACCCTCGAAAGTGTCACCCAACTGACTGACAATCTTGTTGAAGTCTTTTGCTTTGACCGCGTTCTTGTCGAGCGGTATCCCAAGTCGAGTCAAAGCAGTCACCGATCCCTGACTCGCTTTAGCCAAGGCGATAGTCACCGACTCAAGATCACGCCCGGTACCAGCAGACACATCCAAGGCGATTTGCAGCAACCGTTGAGACTTCGCAAAATCACCCGTTGCACGCACCAACGTGCCGAATGCCGGACGCAACTGGTCATCGGCAACGGCCGCCGATTTGCTGAACTGGTCAATCAGCCGTTCCGTCTCAAGTCGCAACGCCTCCGATTCACCGAACGTCGTCTTCAACGTCTGAGCCAACAATTCCTGCGACTCTGCATCCTCCATCGCCGCCTTCACCGACAACCCAGCGGCAGCCGTAATCGCCCCGAACGCTGCAGTGCCGGCGATACTGATGGTCTTGAACGAGGGAATCAAGGCGGACAAAGCCCCACCCATACCGGACTTGCCGAACAAACCGCCAGCGGTCTTGCTGACCTTGTTGAACTCCTTGATGAGTTGCTGGGCGTCGCCCACCATCTTCACTGAGAACGTGCGTTCAACGGCCATGAACGCCGATTCTACTCTCTAAACAGCAACCGTCTTTCTGAGATCACGCAACTCCTCCAACAGCTTCACAGCGATTTGCTGTTGCGTCAACCCGACAAAACGCGACAAGTCCTGCGGCTCACGCCACCACGCCTCATCCTGCCAATACTGCTTCGATGTGTTGCGAACCTCACGAGGATTGCGGAAGCGTTGACGGTTCGTGACTGGACGTGGCACGAACAATTCGCCAAGTTGCGGGTCGATGAACTGGCCGTAGCCGATCTTGATGTCGGGCGTCGTAAGCGGCTTGTGTTGAGGACGGTAGAAGATGCGGGCAGGGTCCTTGGTTTGCGGGTCGCCGACGACGTTGATTCGTTCATGCAGGTTCGTCCACACTTCCGACCAGCGTTCACCTGGCACCGGATAGGCGAGCGGCAACACGAGATGCCAGTGCTGGTCTTGCTCGGTGTGTGACCAGGTCGTGTACGCCAGGTACTCAAGCCCGTCGAGCTTGGCGTGGTCAAATGCTTCGCCGTCCATGTCAACCACGAGGCAGGTGACGTATTGGACGTTGCGGTTCCCTCTAGTTGTGCCAGGGTAATAGATGACCGGGGACCAAAGTTCGCGTTGCGTCTTGTCCGAGTTCGCTTCACTGAGTTGAAGCAGAGCCGAAAGACCGTTCCACGAGATGGCGAAGTTCTTGGGTTGGTTGCATTTGACGTCGTGGAACTTCACGGCGTGAATCTGTTGGCAGGGCATGGCGGGCTCCTTGTTGGTTCTACCTTAGCGTCAGACGGCTCCGATGCCAAGCTTCTTCAAGACCCGCTCAATAGCGTTGAAATACTCGGTGATGATGAAGTCCCTGTTCTCCCGAACCGTAGGCCAGAAGAAGTACCCGGAACGGAATCTGTGCCGCAAGAACTGTTGGGTCGTCTTGCGTCGACGGCCACCGAACTCGGCACCGAAGAACACGTCACCCTTAGTCACCTTGATTTTCCGTTTGCGGTTCGAGCGACTCCTAGACACATACCCACGTTTGTGATCCAGTTTGATTACCGGCACACGGTCATGCCTGGCACGCAACCCGTCAACGACCGCTTGCGCCTGACTACGACTACCGGGTTTCCTGCCGTGTGGAGGCTGGGCAGCAGCAGCCACCTTGGCTTTCTCCACGATACGGTCGGCGACATCCTTGGCCGCGTTCCTCATCTCAAGATTGAATTGCGGTGAAGCTTGCGACGCTTCACGCAGAAACTTCATCAACCCATCCGCGACGAACGCGACGTCGCCACCACGACCTACTGCTTTGCCTGACTCAGCCATTGCCACGATTGTACGGTGTCGGGTTCTGCTTGATGGACCGCCAACGCAGATACGCAGCCATCGTGTACAGCATTCGTGGAGATTCAGTCAGCAACACTGATGGCGCGATACCTGTCTCGCAGGACAGGTAGGCGATCAGCCAGTGGGCTGACTGCTCTCCAAAGGGACGAGCTTCTCATCCTCCGAGTCGATGTTGATGCCGTCAACCGTTTCGCACCAAGCATCAAAGTCCAATGTCGTTATTTTGCGTCGCTTCTCTGAATGCCATGCGAACCAAGCAAGGTCACGGGTCTTCAAGTTTGATTCGATGTTGGCCATCGAGATGTTGTGAACTTCCTCAAACTTGACGAAGTCAGCGAACTCGCAGACGACTTTGCGTTTGCCGTCTTTCGTGACGACTTGCAACGCGATTTTCATTGTTTACCTCCGCAGGGTGAAGTGAAGTGAATTAGGCGAGTGCCTTCGTGATTGCACCAGAGATCGGGAAGGTGACATCGGCAGTGTTCAATTCACCGACCGCACCGTTCACCGGGGTCCACTCGGTCACGAGCACCGAGAACGTGTACGACGGGTTCGTCGTACCGGCTGCGGTGCCGTTCGGCTTCACGACGCAGGTGACTGCGGTGGAGCCGACGAGCGGGAAGAAGATTCCGTCGATGGCGTTGTAATCGTTGTGAATCGAGAACGTCACCGAGTTGTCAATCAAACCCGACACGCGAGTGATTGCGGTGCTGCCGAACGCCGTCGTGGCGACCTCAGCCGCACTCGTGGACAGGGTCACTGCCGCGACGTTTGCACTGATGTCGGTGCCTGCAAATGTGATGTTGGCGTTGGTGAGGACCAGCTTTGCCATTGTGATTCTTCTCCTGCCTCATCGGCCGTAGATGATTGACGGTTCTAACTCTACCCTGCCGAAGCCGAGCAAGTCCACAGTCTAGGCGTAAACAGTGACCTTGAAATCCACAGTCAAATACAGGGTGTCGTTTGCGTCAATGTTCGTGAAGTTCCCAGCCGAAACAACAATCAAATCATCACATACCCCACCCAACGTCCGATCCGATTCGATGGCTGCACGCAACGACTTCGCACCAGTCCAAGCCATGTACTGATCCAACGAATCCTGGGCGACACGCTCCGACGTGCGTTGCACCACCAACGTGACCGTGAAATCCATGACCACACCACCACTACCCATACCGGTCTGATGGAACCTGATCTCATCCAACGTCGGCCAAGCGAACGGAGGGTTCACCTGCTCAGGCTGATAGTCGAACGCACGCAACCCCGACACCGTTTGGATGGCTGCCTTCAGCCCATCCTTGACTTCACGAATCGTGGCCGGCATCAGGCAAACATCCGCATTCGTCGGTACGGCTCGACAAGCTGAGCCATGTCAGGGTCGAGAAACCGAGAAACGCGAATCGCACCAAGATCACCGAAACCAGCGACACCCAACGGCGAATCCAACCGCTTGAACAAACGTGACGACTGAATGATGCACGCCTGCTTCACAGGGTCCGGCACCGTCGCCCAACCCCACCGGGCCGTCAACTGCACCAACGCCTGCTCACCATAGTTCGCATTCACCGTCGGGAACAGATAGTTGCCGACCGCACGAATCTTGTCATACGACCACGTCAACCCATCCAACACACCGTTCAACGGCTCCAACTGGTAATCCGTCGCAGCCCACGTCACATCGAAGTTCCCGTCAGCGAACGTCGACGTCTTCAACACCAGCCCCGTCGTCGTAAAGAAATCATCCACCTGACACACGAACTCGCTGTTCGCCTGGAACACTCGCGGCGTAGCCGAAGCAGTCGCCCAAAACTGGCGGTTGCAATAACCGTCAATCAACCTCGACGCAGCACCAACACACGACTCCAGCAACGTATCGTCAGCCGTGTCACCGACACCGATACGCAACCCAGCCTTGACTTCCAGCAGGGTGCAATAGCCGTTCGTGATCGCCATGATGCCCCAATCCTACTTGGCGACAAGCCACTGAGTGCCGACGAGTTCCACCGTCGCACCAACAGCCGCCGCGAACTTCCCCAAATCGTCACGCACAGCAGGCCAGTCATAATCATCACCCATCAACAGGCCGCCATCAGCCAACAAATCCCAAGCCGTTGACAACTCCAAAAACGTCTCGTTCACCTCATGCGCCGAATCCACATACACGACCTGCGGCCTTGCCGCCAACACCCGCGCAATCAACCGCATCCCGACGATACCCGTCGCAGGAATCGGAGTGATGACATCCTCAAACCCTGCCTCTTTCACATTCGCCAAGAACCGTTGCCGAATCGTCGGCACCCCATTCACCAACCCAAGAAACCGCCACTTCCCTTCACGCACCAAACCCTGCTCCCAAGCCCACATGTTCACATCCCCAGTGAACGGGTCAATACACACGATGTCCAAATCATGGCCGAGATCACGAGCGACACGAGCAACCCGCAACGCCGACCCACCCAACATCGACCCCACCTCCAACCAAAACGTCGGACGGCGATTCGTCAACACCCTATGCACCAGCGACTCAGTCAGATTCGTATGCGGATACCCGGCATCCGGCTGCGTCGCATCCGCATACACATCCTGACCACCGAACAACAACGACCGCAGCTCGCCGCCAATCAACCCCATGTGCCCTTGAACTTCCGCAAAAAATCGTTCTCCAACACCATGTTCAACCGACCATTCACCTCAACGAACCCACGATTGTTCGAGTCACGCAACTCAGGGAACACCACCGGCACATCACCAGCCGCAGCCGCATACGCCCTCGTCCACTCGATCTCCGCCCGAATCGAATCCCGCTGCGTCACCGGCGAATACAACTCCACCCGCGACAAATGCTCCCGCGTGTACACACCCATGAACATCCCGAACACACCCGGATCGTTCGTCACCGACACCGACCCAGGATGCTCAAACATCCTGTCAAAGAACGACTGGTCCTTCACCAGCACCGAATCATGCAGAAACAGAAACCTGTCAAGCGACGTGTTCTCATACAGCCATTGAATCTTCCCCAACTCCCACGTCCCAGCCTGACGCAACACCAACACCTCACGCTGAATAGAAGCCAAACAAGCCGACAACCACGCCTCACGCCCAGGCGTAGACGCCACCACCACCGTCTCTTTCAATCCCATCCCAACCTCAAACGCCTCGACAAATCCCAATCCAACGGCTGATCCTGCACCATCCGCTCCTCGAACAGACGACGATTCGCATCAAACGTCGCAGCGTTCCGCTCCTGAAACTTCGCAGACGACTGCAACGTCGAAGAGTTCCGATGATAGATAGCCGCAGCCGACCGCACAATCTCACACCCTTTCCGATGAGCCCGCACCTCATAGTCGTTGTCCTCGAAGTACGCCGGATGGAAACCCTCATGGAACAAGCCGACCTGTTTCACCACCTCAGACCCCAACCAGAAACACGACCACGGCGGCTTCCCACCCAACACCAAATTTGACGGCGAACAATCCACAAAGAAATCCTCAACACCATGACCACCGAACACGACATCGTGATTCACAATCAACCACCCAGCCGAATACGGCGTCGCCTTCACCCCAAGATTCCAGGACGCAGCCACACCAAGATTCGACGGCATACGCAAATGCCACACCCGCTCAGCATGAGCAGCCCGCGGATACCAGTCACACGGCCCGTTGTCAACCACCACCAAATCACCGATACGACCCGTAAAAGAATTCAACATCTGATCGACCCGATGATGCTCAGTGAGCACCGGAACAATCAGGCTTGGGACGAGCGGCACCACGCCGCCAACTCCTTCATCGCCGGCTTCCAATGCGACTCATACACCACATCAGCGTCATACTGCTTGGCGAACTCCACCGCCTTCTGCGAACGGCCACGACCACGCGCATACGCCTGCTCCAACCCGTCAATAATGCTCGGCACAGACGGCGCAAAGAACCACGAACTTTGCGCCGCATCCCAATACGGCTGACCCTCAACCAGCCAACCATCCCCAACCAACTCCGGCTGCGCCGTAAAGTTCGAGACAATCACCGGCGTACCGCACGCCTGAGCCTCCACCACCGGGATACCGAAACCCTCACCCATCGACGACGCCAACAACACATCAGCTGCCGTGTACAACGCAGCCATCGCATGATGCGGCAACCCCATCCGATACAGGTACGGATCAGCCCACTTGATGCGTTCCTTCGCAATACCGACCATGTCCGCCAACCTGTTCAAGTCGATGCCACCCATCGACCCAGACGCCTCAGAATGCATGTACAACACCGCATCAGGATGCTTCGACGCAAAAATGCTGAACGCCATCAAGTTCTCTGCGAACGCTTTACGAGGCGGATGGGCACCCTTGTTCGCGGCAGTCATCATCACCACGAACTCATCCTCACCAAACCCCATGATTTCGCGGCCCGTCATCGTCTTGTTCTGATTGTCACGAATCGACGGCGTCGGCTTGAACACCGACTCAATCCCATGCGGAACATACAAACTGTGAATGCCGAGCTTCTCCAACTCCTGGAGACCGAACTTGCTCATCGCCACCGGCATCACGTTCGGCTTACTGCACCACGCCGCAACCTCCGGCGGACACGGCTTGTGGTCAATAGGCACCCATGATGCGATGTTGGGAACCGTCGCAAGATTCGGACTCTTCAACACCCACACATCAAATAACGTCATCAACAATTTGGGAAGCGTCGTGGCCTGCGTCCACTCCATCCAGTGTGCGACGATGATGTCGTCGCTGTACGCACTCAATCCTCGCGGATAGATTTTGATTCCGTTCCACGTCGACGTTGAGGCTTCGAGCCCGTAGTTCGCGTGGATTGCGATTTCGTGCCCTTCTTTGATGAGCCTTTGGACGGCTTGCTGCGTTTGTTGACCGTAGCCCGTTCCCGCCCACGGGGCGTTCGAGTACCAGAGGGCTCGGACTGCGTCCGGGGATCGACGACTGACTCCTCTGGCAAGTGCCCCACGCCCCGCTGCAAGAGCAGGATCGCTGTCGGCTCCGGCAACTCCACCGGCACGCCCTTGATGATGAGTTTCATTCACGCAGTCCTCCTGTCGCAGGTTGATTTCTTGAAAGTCTAGGCGGGTCGCACGACCCTGCGTGTTTCGTGCGACCCGCTTCGACAGTTGTTGTGCCCGTCAGGGCACTGCCTTCAGAGGCGACCTATCAGGCCGTGCCACCGAGGAAGTGCTTGACGTGGCTGGTCTGCGGCAGCGTGCCGTCGACTCGCATCGTCGCCCGGAAGGTGACGAGGTCCGCGTTGAACGCGAAGTCGTCGCTCCTGTCGAGGCGCAGGCCACCGGCCATGCGAACGAAGTAGCTGGGCAGGTGACCGAAGATCACCGACTTGGTTGCCGAGCCCTGCGATGCCATCGCCGGGTTCTCGTACACCGGGAAGGCCAGCACGCGGTCGTTGCCATCCGAGAGCGAAGGCTCAAAGATGTACTTGCCGCTTGCATCCTTCAACTTGCGGACCGCACCCAACGAGGCGGTGTTCATCATCCAGCCCACACCGGGCAGACGACGAGCAGCACCGTTGATGCTGTACGCGAGGTCGATGAGGTTGTCGGCCGTGAACAGACCACCAGCAGCGGTACCGGCGATGCCCTGATCGGACTTCGCAACGATGCCGTTCGGCTGGACGGTGCCGGTTCCAATCGTCAACGCATTGTTGACGGCGAAGCCGATGGCGTTGCCGGTCTGGGTGGCGAGGAAGCCGAGGATGTCGACTCCCGCATCTTCGATGAGTTCACGCGACAGCTGCACGAGGAAGCCGTACTTGTACGCACCGAGGGTGTTCGTGGACAGGGCGACGAACGACGGGTCGGACTCACCGAACGTCGAACCTTCACCGTTGACCGTGCCGGTCGACCAGCCGGACTGAACCGGAAGCTGGAGATTCTCGCCGCCAGCCGTGCGAAGCACGGTTGCAACGTCGAGCATCGGACCGACGAGACGCGCCTGCTCGATGACTCGGTCGTAAAACGACGTCGGCACCGGGGCACCCGTCGACGTCTTCAGAACGTCACGGGTCTCAAAGGTGAACGAACGGACTTCACCGCGAGCCATCGAACGCAGAACGTCTGCATCGGTGCTGGCAGCCTTTTCCGTGGGACGCACTTGGCCGACGATCTCGCGGGTTGCCGCTTCGATCTTGGCTTCACGCTCGGCATCAGCCTTGAGGGCGTCGATGCGAGCAGCACGCTCGTTGAGGTCGGCGTTCATCTTCTGGTATGACGCCTCTTCTTCTGCAGTGAGGTCGCGCTTCTCTGCGGCAGCCTTGTCGAGAAGGGCCTTGGCCGCTTCCCAAGCACGCTGACGCTGCTCGACCTGACGTGCGATGTAATCGTTAGTCATGGTTGTGTCCTTTCGGGGACATTGTTGTGGGCACGCAGGGATTTTTTATTTCATCCAGCGAGGCACCTCAACTGGCATCGTCGCAGCGGCACCGCACATCGAACGTGTGCGAACGAGTCTAGACGGCGAACTTCTGAAGTTCAAGTTGCTTCGCAAGAATCGAAGCAGGTATCTGATCGGGTTGCTTCCGCAGCTTCCCAACCACATCCGACAGCAACGAAGCCTGCTCATCAGACAACTCTGACCCGGCTTCCAACACGGTGATTGCCTCAGCCAACTTGTCGGCATCGGTCGCCGTCCGCTGAGCCAACTTGTCCAGGCTGCGAACACTGGCAGAAGTCGCCGCATACGCAGGGAACCCAGTCACCACCGACACCTCGTACAGCTTCACTTCCTTCAACTCACGCACCGTACCGTCATCGTTCCAACGGTCACCGCGAGCAGGAACAGAGAACCCGAACGACATCGAATCCACATCGCCACGCTTGATGAGCGTCGACAGGTCACGACCAACGGTCGTGTCCGGTAGATCGGCGTCAACCTTCAGACCGCGTTCATCTTCCATCAGACGCAACGTCTTGGCTCTCGTCGTCGCCAACAGCATCGACGAATCATGGTTCAGATACATCCGAATGTTGTTCCGCGAATTGAGCGTCTTCTTGAACGCACCAGGCAGGATTCGTTCAGTGAACGGCAACGGCTCCGAATCAGAATTGAACACTGCCGCATAGCCGCTGAACGACATACCGTCACCAGCCGGACCTTCACGCAACTCAAGTTCGTTGACGGTGAGTCGGCGCGTCTCAATCTTGTCGGTCATGGTTGACAATGCTAGCCGTTCTGAGAGATTACTTGTCCACGAACAATCTGGACAAACGCATCAAAGTTTTCAGATAACCGGCACGGCCCTCTTCCTCTTTGACACGTTCCGCCTGACGTTGAAACCAGTTCATCGCCGGACCTGGATCGAGCGGGTTGATTCCCCACAGATAGAACGCCACCGCACCAGCACCAGGGAACTCGTCGTTGTTGGCATCACTGTTCTTCGGGGCTTCGAGGTCTACCAGGTGTCGTGCTCCCCAAGCGTTTGCACGAACGACCTTATCCTCACTGATTCTTCCCGCAGCCATGTCACGGGCTTCACGCACAGTTCGCGCCACCAAACCATCACCAGCGAGGCCCTGCCCGTAGTAGTCGAGACCTTTGCGGGCGGCCGCACGAATGTACGACGGGACATCGAAGGAGAGCTGCCGGTTCGGGTTCGGCTCCGGATAGTAGTTGAGGTCAGACCCGACAATGTTTCCGCTCTGAACGGTTTGCCCTGGGTTGTCATTCGGCAGTCCCTCCACTGGTTCCCAAGCGTCGCAATAGTAGGCATTGGAAACTTTCGCATCCCAACGCTCACACCAAAAGTTCTTGAAATGCACACAGTTCCCACAGTTGCGGTTCGCCGGCACATCCGCCGTAGCCGCAGGACGATACGCGGCAGGCAACGCACGCAACTCCGGCATCTCACCTTCAGAAATGTCGGCAGGGTCCAACACCGGGATACCGAGGTCACGGAACACCGAACGATTGTCCGGGTCATTGTCAATAGCCAACCGCACCGGGCCCTCATCCAAAATGTCTTGCGCCTTCTCAGCCTTGTACTCAGGCGTCGACTGCTCGGCATCATCCTTGAACTCGATGTCGTCGTACCTAACCCCAGCCGCATCTAACGCAACCTTCGTCGCATCCTCCTCATCTTCCATACGACCCGTCACAATGTAAATGTAGAAATCCTCAAACAATTTATTGACGTAATCAACGACACGCTGAATCGGCTCTGAGCCATTCAACAACGTCCCATCAACATCAACGATCACCGTCTCCTCGGCATCCTCAGACCGTTCACCACCCGGTTCCATGTCCTCAGCAATCGACACCGCAACCATCTGGTCAATTGCCGCCTGCTTCGTCGCATGACAACCGATAACTTCACCGTCTTCCTTGATGGTTGCCCAACCGCTGCAATCAGGTGACGAATCAGTGATGAAGTACGGCATCAGCCAACAACTCTAGTCGCAGCATCGAACCCTGCTATCGTCTCCCGATTCCGTTCAGCGATCTCCGCGACGAGCCGCTGGATGTCGGCGTTGCGTTGACGTTGCGCTGTGTGTGCCCCGATGTGCTGCTTGTAGAGAAGCTTCGGAATGTGGCGGCTCACCGTGTTGAGGCAGGTGCGGACGACGAGGTCGTAGTCGTCGGCGACATGCAACGTCGGATCGTGTCCACCGATTTGCCGGTAGAGGGAGGCCCGCCAGGCGCGGACATGGTTCGGGGCTGACACGATGTGGCTCAAGGTGATTGGGTTCAATGCCGGTGCGGACATCACCCACATGCCGTCGTGTTGGTATTCGGAGCCGTAACCGAACGCCCAACCCGCAGGGTATTTCCCTGTTTGTCCGTCGGGCAGGATTTCGCACCAGTCCGAGTAGACGAATCCGACAGCAGGGTTTTGGAAGGCGTCGTGGATTTCTTGGAGGGCGTCGGGTGTGAGTTCGTCGTCGTGGTCGAGTTCGACGAGGATGTCTCCTTCGGCAGCCATGAATGCTCGCCGTTTTACTTGTCCGATGTTTCCGCTGTGGATGTGGCTGCGGTGGGCGACGAGTCGGAATCGTTCATCGGATGCGAACCCGTAGAGCTGTTGCCATACGTCGTTGCTGGTGGAGTCGTCCCATACGACCCATTCCCAGTCGGTGAATGTTTGGGTTTTGAGAGATGCCCAGGTGCGGGCAAGTATGTCTGGTGGCGTCTCGTATGTCGCCGTTACGACGGAGATTCTTCTGGTTCTGACGGTGCTTCCCATGTTCCTCCAACAAGTTTCCAACCATACGACACACCAGGATTCTCATCGCAAGGCAACAACTGTGCAATCCCAGCAGGCGAATACGGAGACACACCATCCCAAATGACGACGTTGACGACGACGCCTTCAGCGTTGAGTTCTAGCCATCTCATCCGAATACCCAAATCTTGATTTGTGCGTCGCCGCCTGCTCCACCGTTGCCGCCGTTGTTGTTGTTGTTACCGCCTCCACCGCCTCCACCGCCGCCGCCCGGCGAGCCGCCTGCGCCGCCTGTCCCGCCTGCGCCAGCGTTATTAGAGCCGCCGCCCGATCCGCCTTCTGATGTGCCGCCAGCCGTTCCGTTGCCACCGCCTGCGGTTCCGCCAGCTGGCCCGCCACCAGAAGCAGGAATCCATGTTTCACCAGCGGTCAACGACGGATTGGTTTCATACGAGCCACCAGCACCCCCGGCAGTATTTGTGGTTGTGATGCCACCGCCTCCACCGCCACCGCCGCCTCCACGAAACGACTTCACTCCTGCTGCGCCTGCTGTACTGCCGCTACCAACGCCGCCAGCACTAAACATAGTTTGTGTTGTTGTTGTCTGCATTCCCTGAACTGCGACGCCGCTACCTCCCGCTACGTTGCCACTTTGCCCACCGCCTGCGCCGCGCCTGCCGCCAGCGAAATAGTAAGTTCCAAAACGGCTGACCCCGCCCACGTTTCCCGCTGTACCATTGCCGGATGAACCAGTCCGACCACCGCCCGCCGTCCCGCCCGCGCCGATAGTCACAGTCACTGATGCACCTGCACCGCCGACTTCTGAGGCCGCTAAAACTATTCGATCCCACGGGCCGCCGCCCCCACCGCCGCCACCACCGATTTGCGTAGTTGCCGATTGACGCCCGCCGCCACCGCCACCGCCACCTGCACCGATGCAGTCAACAACGATGACACGAGCACCTGTCGGAACGGTGTAGGTCGTGCTCGATGCAAACGTTTGTGCATCAAGTTCACTCATACCGCCCGATGCAGCAGCCCATTTCATGCCCTCGTTCGTCGTGCTGTCGACGGTGAGGACGTGTCCGTTCGTGCCGCCGACGGGGAGACGTACCGTCGTCGTCGAAGTGCGGGTAAGGAGGTCGCCTTTGGTCGTCAACTCCGATCCACCAGCAGCACCCTGCGGACCCTGCGAACCTTGTGGACCTTGTGAACCTGTCGCACCTTGAGCACCAGTAGCACCTTGCGGCCCGGTAGCTCCTTGCGGTCCAGTATCACCTTGCGGACCTTGCGGACCGGTTGATCCCTGCGGCCCGGTATCACCTTGCGGCCCGGTTGCTCCAGTAGCACCCTGCGAACCTGTTGCACCTTGCGGACCGGCAGCACCCTGAGCACCCTGAGCTCCTTGCGGACCTGTATCACCTTGTGGACCTGGAGCTCCTTGCGGACCTGTATCACCTTGTGGACCTTGAGCACCAGTAGCACCAGCAGCACCTTGCGGACCTGTCGCACCTTGAGGACCTGTCGCACCTTGAGGACCTTGCGAACCTGTCGCACCCTGAGCACCTTGCGGACCTTGCGGACCGACAAGGTTCATCGCAAAAATGACGTTCTGATTGTTCGAGAAGTTCGTCGTGCCTGTGCCACCGCTTGATACCAACGTGACAGGGAACTCCCAATAGTTTGTTTGCGCGACTGGTGCAGAACTGATTTCCCATTTCTGGAAATTGTCCGACAAGTTTTTATCTTGAATTATGAATGTGTCGCCGACACCGAGCAACGCAAGGAAGATGTCGATGTCGAAGTTGTTTGCGTCAATGTGCGACACGTTGATTTGTGTTGCGGATGTTTGCGTCGCATTATTCCAAATCAGATGCGTCGAACCTGGATCACCGCTCGTAATCGTCGTCTTCGCTTTGTAGTCATAGAACGACGTCGACTGTCCTGCTGCACCTTGCGGACCCTGTGAACCCTGCGGTCCTTGCGAACCTGTCGCACCTTGCGAACCTTGTGGACCTGTCGCACCTTGAGGACCTTGAGCACCGGTCGCACCCTGCGGACCGACATCACCTTGAGCACCAGTCGCACCGTGAGGACCCTGAACTCCTTGCGGACCTGTCGCACCTTGCGGACCGACAGCACCCTGAGCACCTTGCGGACCCTGAGCACCAGTCGAACCTTGAGGACCAGTAGCACCGATCGCGCCTTGCGGACCTTGAGCACCAGTCGCACCCTGAGCACCCTGTGGACCTGTAGCACCCTGCGAACCTGTTGCACCCTGAGGACCCTGAGCACCAGTAGCACCCTGAGCACCAGTAGCACCCTGAGCACCCTGCGGACCTGTAGCACCCTGCGAACCCGTCGCACCCTGAGCACCCTGGGCTCCTTGTGGGCCGATAGAACCAGCCGACTGCGTAATCGTCACCGACTGCGTCGACTCTTGAATCGTCACCTCAGTATCGGACTCGACGACCGTGACCCGCACCGGAGTCTCGACGACCTCAACCGTGATCGGTTTATCTTGCGCCATTAGCGCGTCACCTCGCCACGAATCTCAAACGTGCCCTGCACCAGGCGAGTCACCACCGATCCTGACACCAATTCCAAATCGTAAACATAGGTCGCCGCAGAAATTTCTGCCATCGCAGTCGCAGCAACCGACAAGTTGATTGAGCCAGCCGTGCCACCCAACACGATGCGATTGTTCTCCGTCGTCAACTCCAACACTGCCGCACCCGAAGCGTCAATCTGTGAACGCAACTGCATCCGCGCCGTGTACCCAGTCAGGTTCACCGCTGAACCAGCAGAATCTTTCCACGTCAACAAACGGGTGAATGTTGCACCTTGGTCGGCGACGATGTCGTAGATACCGGCAGGAGCAGTCATCACTTCACCTCATACGCAGCTTGCGGATCGGTTGGACTGACCGTAGAAATCGGCTGCAACTGTGTAGACGGCAGACCAGTGTGAGCAATCGGTTCGATTCCGAGATACGCCAATACACCTGCTGGATCAAAGCCGGCAAGAATTAGACGTTGAGCAATCAACGACTTGCGATCCAAATCGGCGAGGTTCGCTGCGGTGATGTCGATGTTCATCAAGGGCACACGGTAAGTATCGCCACCTTCAATCGGAGACATGTCCTCAAAACGGCGAACATCATTCACCGACAAATAGCCGTTGTTCAACCCCGACTGATAGGAAGCGTTGCGAGCCTGAATGTCACCACGCAACAACCCGGCAGTGGAGAAACGGATGAACGCACGACCAGCCAACAAGACGCTGTACTCGGCTTCAACCTTCGCCAAAATCGGTGTCAACGAATGCACCAAGAACGCCAAGTTGTTCGCTTCCACCGAGGCATAACTCATCGCACCCGGTGTCGTCACACCAATCATCGACGGCGGCACACGGAAAATACGGGCAATCTCCTCCACCGCAAACTGGCGTGACTCAATGAACTGCGATTCGTTCGGATTCACACCCGTCTTCTGGAACGTCGCACCACCGAACAAGATGCCAGGCCGATGCGAACGACGCAAACCCTTGTGCCCATCCTCGAACGAATCAACCAGATTCTTCGCCTGCTCACGCGACAAATTCCCAGGGAACTGAATGATGCCAGCAGTCGTCGAACCTTGACCGAAGAACCGGGCAGCGAACTCCTCCAACGCACGAGCCAACCCAAGATTCTCCTTCACCAAATCCACACGCGACTTCCCACGCAACTCGCCAGGCAACGTCAAATCCTTGATGTGAATCATGTTCACATCCTCAATCCGATCCTTCGCATCGTGAACATAAAACAGGCGACCGTTCCCATCACGACGAACCTCGACACGTTGCGGATTCAACACCGACAACGCCAACACCTCACCATCCTCATCACGAATGATGCGAGTGAACGAGTTGCCGTTCAGAAGCAGCGAAACAACAACCTGCTGAAAATGGTCTTCCTTCGTGACACCGATGTCAGGCGCATCCAACCATGCAGGTCGCGGCCGATACTGCAACCGCACACCCTCCTGACGAATGTACGAATCCACCGGCAACGTCGAAATCGTGTCAGCGATCAACCGCACACACGCATACACCGTCCCAATCTTGAGCGAATCCTCCTGCGTGACATACACACCAGAGTTCGTCGAGAACGTGTAACCGTCACCGGCCGCGAACAAGGTTTGGAACGAGATGGCACGCTGCTCCTCCTGGCGGCCCAACAGACGGTCAAGAATCATTTGTCATCCTTCGCAACCGTCCGAGACAACGCAAACGCCGTCGCAAACGCCATCACACCGATGACAGCCAACCCGACCGACAACGACACAGCGAACCCTGCCGCAATAAAACTTGCCATCCCGACCATCTCCAGTATGAACACTCTCATCCCAGCCTCCTAGGTTAGACGATTGAGTTTAGTCAGACCACGAAGAAACCAGGCTGCGGCTCCTCAACCGGTGTCGTCGTCGCACGATCAACCGCCATCGCAAGGGCAATCACCGCGTCAATCTTCCGTTTCGACTTACCCTTCGACAACGTCCACCCGTTGTCCTTGACACGCTGCGCCGCAGACAACACCTGATCGGTGAACAACGGACTCCCATCATGCGCCAAACGCTGATTCACAATGCACTCATACAGATGTCCGCACGCAGGCACCATACGTTGCGGCGACTGCGGAAACTCCACCATCGGAAACCCATCCTCCGCCAACGCCTCCGCAGTCCGCTGAAAAAACGCAGGGTCATACGCAATCTCCTGAATGTCATAGAGCTGCGCCATCTCACGCAGATGCGACTCCACCGCCGACACATCGAGCACACCACCGTCAGGCAACCAAATCTTCGCCCGCGCCACAATCCGACCATCAACATGCTGAACCGCAACCGCAGCCGTCGTATCCCGCTTCAACGCCATGTCCACACCAATCCACGTCGCAGCACCCGGCACAAGTTGAACATCACTCCGACACAACTCCCACGCACCCTGCGGAAGCCACGAATCCTCAGCAGTACGAACCCACTGATTGAACCGATACCTGCGCACCGACACCTCGCTCGTCTGACGCACCGCAATCTCCATGTCCTCCATGTCAAGCAAACCTTCAGCGAGATTCGGATTCGCCTGCAACCAAGCATCACGATCATTCATGTCGCAACCCTCCGGCGCCTCCCACCACCAAAACCCGAACGCATCATCATCAATCTCATTGCGACACACCTTCTGCCCGTAGCCGTAGAGAGTTCCGCAAATGCTCGACAAGTCATAACCCGCAGTCGTAATCGCCACAATCTGCGGATCGCGCCTCGCACCCGAACCCAACGTCAACGCATCCCACAGCTCCGAGTTCGGCTGAACATGCAACTCGTCAAAGATGACAGTGCTCGGGTTCAAGCCTTGCTGCAACTTCGCGTCGCTCGACAGCACCCGGTAGACGCTGTGCGTCGACGGCACCTCAATCGCATCCCGATACACCTTGCAAATCCCGCTCAACGCAGGCGACTGCTGCACCTGCCACTTCGCCTCATCGAACACCACACGCGCCTGACGACGATCACCAGCCGCGCTGTAGACCTCCGCACCGTGCTCGCCCTCAATCAGACCATAGAGCGCAATCAGCGAACCCAACAACGACTTCCCGTTCTTGCGGCCAAGACCAATCAGGCTGCGACGGTATCGAAGCAGACCATCCGGACGCCGCTCATACAGGGCGTTGATGAGATTCCGTTGCCATGGTGTCGGCGAGAACGCTTGCCCAGCCAGCACGCCTTTCGAGACGTGCATGAATGACTCGGCAAAGTCAATGACGTGCGGCCCTTCAGTCAGCCTCGGCTTCTCCGACGTCGACCACCTTGGTGGCACGACTACCCTTCGTTTTCCTTTCGCGGTAAGCGTCGAGCTCATTCTGAATCTTCACCTCCACGAAACCTAGGCGGGCACGATCCACAGGAGTGAAACCGAGCAGGGATAAACAATCTAACACCTGCGCATCAAGTGCTCGTAACGCTGTTCTGTCACGCCAATCACCATCACGCAAGACACGCACCCGCAACGCCTGACGCTCATCAATCTGTTCACACACCATCTGCAATAACTCGATGTCCGTCTGCGGACTAATCCACGCAAATCCAACTGCCCAAACCCGTTGCCAAAACGCCAATCCAACCTGACCCAACGGACGCACCGGTTCAGGAGCAGAAACTTGACCAACGATTGCCACCTCAGCAGACGGCAACTTTCGCTTCCCTGGATTACCCAAACGACGCTTCTGCTCGGTGGGCTTCGGCGGACGCCCAACCGGCCTAGCCATCTAAGAAATCATGCTCCCTGCCAGTCGCCTCATTCACTGGCTTGATACGCGTCAACTTCTGAAATCGAGCACAAATCACATCAACATACTTCGGATCAAGTTCCATCAAATAAGCGACACGGTTCGTCTGATACGCGGCAATCAGCGTTGAACCAGAACCACCAAACAAATCCAAAATCTTTCCCTTGACACTGGTAGTTGAAGTGATTGCCTGTGCGGCCAACGCAACAGGCTTTTGTGTTGGATGAACATACGAAGATGCAGAATCTTTACCGATACTCCAAACGGAGCCAATCCTCTTCCCATAAAGAGACATGCCTTGATTCCACACCAACGCCAACTCAAAATCTGTTGAAAAGGTCTTTTCCAAATCTCCGATTCCGCCACCACCCTTATCCCAAATCACAACATTGGTCGGATACCCAAGAGCAGAAAGTTTCTCAATCCACTCAGTCATAACTTTCCAACTCGTCCAAATGAACACCCAACCATTGCACACATCCATCACCACAGGCGCAATGTCCAAAAAAGCATCATCATTCTTTAGAACCTCAAACTTCTCGCTTTTGATTCTCATGTTGGACTGATAAGAAACACCGTATGGCGGGTCGGTAAATACCATGTCGGCTTTCGCACCAGCCATCAACTTCTCCACATCGGTCGGACTCATCGAATCGCCACACATCACCCGATGCGAACCCAAAAGCCACACATCACCAGGCACCGACTTCGCCAACACCTTCTCGGGCACATCATCCGGGTCACCATCCAAAGGCAACACATCTGGCTCCAACGAAGCCACAAGTTCCGCCACCGATGCCTCATCCCAACCCGACGCCTTCAACAACTCAGGATCCACAGACCCAACCTGCCCAATCAAATCAGCCAATGCCGCCTCGTCATAATCACCAAGCTCAGCCGTCCGATTATCCGCCAACGCAAACGCCTTCGACGTCGTATCGTCATCATCCACCCACACCACCGCCACCTCAGCCCAACCCAACGCCTGCGCAGCCTGCAACGTGTGATTCCCTGCAATGACCACCCGGTCGGACCGGCGAGCCACAATCGGCTTCCGCTGACCAAACGCATCCAGCGACCTCTTAACGGCTTCCACGTTCCCTCGACGCGGGTTGCCAGGCAGCAGGCGGAGTTTGTCCACGGCAAAGGCAAGCGGAACCAGATCGGCGGCAATCATGGAAACAGCCTAGTTTCGCGACTGCGCACACGCCACA